GGGGAGAGATGCCGCTATACCCACGGGGGCGGCATCTCTCCCCACTGTTTTTTCCCAAGGGGGTGCCTATGAGTGCCGCACGCAAGCTTCGCGCCGTGAGGGACGACGAGACGGCCCCTCAGGCCCCTGTGAGCGTCCTGGACGCGACTGAGCACGGGGACAGTAGGGACGTGATGGTGACGCTCCGCCGTCGCCTTGCTGCGTCTATCGACAGCCCCGCTACCCCTGCCCGCGACCTGGCCGCCCTATCCCGCCGCCTCCTGGAGGTGGACAAGACGATCCGGGAGATCGACTTGGCTCGCGAGGAGCGTGAGCGGCAGACGGCGACTGAGGCGACGGAGGATGAGGATGGGCTCGGGGACATCTGAGCCGCGCCTGTCCGACATCGCGAAGCACTTGATCCTGCCTGAGGGCATCACGTCCACGGGGTGGCCGCGCGTGCGCGACCGGTGCAAGCTCTTCGGGCTGGGCTTTGACCGCTGGCAGGACGGGTTGGGGCGCGCTTCCCTGGCGAAGCGGAAGGATGGGCTCTACGCGGCCGGCATCGACGGCGTGCAGATTTGCTTCCCGCGTCAGGTGGGCAAGACGTACACGATCGGGGCGATCATCTTCGCGCTGTGCACCCTGAACGATGGCCTGTTTGTCCTCTGGACGGCGCACAGGACGCGGACCGCGGATGAGACGTTCAGGGCGATGCTGGGCCTCTCGCAGAGGCCGGAGATTGCCCCGTACATTGATGGGCGCCCGAGGCAGGCGAACGGCCAGCAGGAAGTGCGCTTCACGAACGGCTCTCGTATCCTGTTCGGCGCTAGAGAGGGCGGCTTCGGCAGAGGTTTCGCCGGGGTTGACATCATCGTCTTCGATGAGGCGCAGATCCTCGGCCAGCGGGCACTAGAGGATATGGTGCCCGCGGTCAACACGTCGCCGAACCCGCTCATCATTCGGCTAGGGACGCCGCCGAGGCCGATCGATCCTTCCGAGGCGTTCGCGTCGTTCAGGAAGCAGGCGCTCAAGGGTGAACTGGTCAATGGCCTGTATATCGAGATGGGCGCTGACGAGGACGCAGACCCGGAGGATCGCCGCCAGTGGCGGAAGGCGAACCCGAGTTTCCCGCACCGGACACCTGAGTCCGCGATGCTGAGAATGAAGAGCCAGATGGGTCCTGAGAGTTTCCGGCGTGAGGGCTTGGGGATCTGGGATCCGGAGGTCGCTAGCCAGGCGATTGGCCGTGAGGCGTGGAACGCGTTGACGGTGGATGAGCCGCCGAGCGGGTTGCGCTGGTGCGCGGCCGTGCGCTTTTCGGTGGATGGCTCCACGGTGGCGCTTGCTCGTGCTGGCCGGAAGCCTGAGCGCAAGTCCGAGGCGGTCTTCGGCCAGTTGTGCACCTCCCAGGGGGTGCGCAATATGGGTGAGGGCGTCCACTGGATCTTGGACTACCTCACCGAGCACCGGGACCGGTGGGCGCAGATCGTCGTGGACGGCAAGTCCGGTGCCGGCGACCTGGTTGATCGGCTCCGTGCCGCGGGGTTCAGTCCGAAGGTGATTTGGACGCCGACGACGGATCAGGTCATCAGCGCTCACGCGATGATGGACGCCGCGATCCGAGACCGGTCCCTGTCGCACCCTGACGACGCCGAGCTAGAGGCTGAGGCCGCCGTGATCTCGCGCCGGAAGATCGGCGCATCCGGCGGGTTCGGTTGGACCGCGCCGGAGGGGATGACGTCGGCGGGCATGGACGCATTGACATTGGCCCACTGGGCTACGAAGACGACGAAGAGACGGCCGCGCGAACTGGCCGGTGCCCGCGTGGGGGTGGTGATGTGATGGACCAGTGGGCCTACTACTCCCCGGTGCCGACCGACGTCGTCGGCCTGGCCGAGGATGACGCCGCCCTCATGGCCCGCCTGGTGAAGCAGTGGCAGGCCAAGCGCGCGCGGAACGCGCTGCGCCGCCAATACCGGGACATGCAGGTGAATGTCGCGTTCCTGGGCGCCTCCGTGCCCCCCTACATGCGGGACCAACTGGACATCGTCTGTGGCTGGCCTGACAAGGCCGTCACGTCGCTGGCGTCTCGCTGCATGTGGGATGGGGTGACGTCACCGTCGGGCGAGGAGGACCCCCTGGGGGCCATGAGCCTCCTCCACGACAACCGCTTCGACCTGCTGGTACCCGAGCTCGTGGACGCGACCCTGACCTACTGCTGCAGTTTCGTGGTGGCTCTGCCGGGGGACACGGCTGCGGGTGACCCTGACGTGGTTGTGACGGGCGCTGACGCCCTGTGGGCCACCGGCCTGTGGGACGTGCGCCGTCGTGGCCTGGAGGCCGGCCTGCTGGTGGACTCCGCTGACGACAACGGCAAGCCGACGTCGATGCTCCTCCTCACTAGCGAGCATGTGACTCGCCTGGCCCTGGGGGACCGGGGTTGGGTGGCCGTCGCCCGCATGGATCACTCCCTGGGGCGTGTCCCGATGGAGCCGCTGCCGTACCGGCCGGCCCTGGGTCGCCCGTTTGGGCGGTCGCGTATCAGCCGTGAGGTAATGTCCATCACCGACCGGGTGGTGCGCGCCGGCTTCCGCACCGAGGTCAGTAGCGACCTGTACGCGGCCCCTGCGCTGCTGCTGCTGGGCGCTGACGAGCAGATGTTCCAGAACGCCCAGGGCGAGCGCACGCCGCTCTGGTCCTGGTATATGGGGCGGCTCAAGTCCTTGCCGAAGGATGAGGACGGGGATAAGCCGTCCTTGCAGGTGATCCCGCAGCAGTCGATGGAGCCGTTCCTGGCGATGAAGAGGGCGCTGGCTGCGGAGTTCGCTTCGGCGACGTCGCTGCCGATCTCCGCGCTCGGCATCGTCCAGGACAACCCGTCCTCGGCTGAGGCGATCTATGCGGCCAAGGAGGACCTGGTTATCGAGGCGCAGAACACGACCCGCAGCATCGGCTACGGCCTGAACAGGATCGTGCAGGACGCCATCTGCCTCCGTGACGGCATCCCCGTCACCGAGATGGACGACGAGGTACGCAACCTCGCCACGAGGTGGCGCAACCCGGCCATGCCGAGCGTGGTCTCTCAGTCCGACGCCGTGGTCAAGCAGATTTCGGCGATCCCAGAGCTCGCTCAGACTGACGTGGCCCTGGAGGAACTGGGGTACAGCGCCGAGCAGATCGTGCGTATCAGGTCGCAGATCAAGCGGGCGCAGGCTGGTGCTGTCCTGGATCGTCTGCTGGCCGCCGCCCCGGCCCCGACTGCGCCTGCGCCGCATGGGCCCGCTGATGTCCCGGTCGAGGTGACCAGCGGTGACGACGCGGGCTGACCTGGAGCGGCTGGGTGACGCCCTCGATGAGGCTGCCCGTCGCGCCGTCGTGGACCTTGACCGGTTCATGGCCCGCCTGGATTGGTCTCAGCCGGAGATAGCGCGGGACGCGCTGGCCGAGGTGATGCAGGGGCTCTCCGTCCGCTATGGGGACCTGGCTGCCACTGAGGCGGCCGAGTGGTTCGAGGCGGTGCGTGAAGGCGCTGTGGGTTCCCCGATGACCGGGGTGCTGGCCGACGGGGCGAGCGCCGTCCAGGTTGAGCGGGCTACCCGGTGGGCGGCCGGCCCGGCGTTCCAGGGCGACACGGCCGTGACGGCAGATCGCCTGCGAGCGACCTTGACCCGGTTCATCCTCACCCAAGGCAAGGAGACGGTGAGCCAGAATGTCGCCCGAGACCCGCTCAAACCCCGCTTCGCCCGCGTACCCCCGGCTGGGGGTTGCTGCGCATGGTGCCTCATGCTCGCGGGCCGAGGCTTCATCTACGGGAGCCTGAAAGCGGCCGGCGGCGACGGGCACCGCTACCACGATCACTGCCGGTGCCTCATCGCCCCCCTGTGGAAGGGGCAGCCCGAACGGATCGACGGCTACCACCCGAAGCGCTACGAGGCCCTGTACAAGGCGGCCCGCGCCAAGGTCACCGAGCGCGGGGCCCCCGCCGATGCCAGCACCATCGCGGCCGAGATGCGCCGCCTCGCACCCGAGACCGTCACTGACGGGGTTAACCCCGCCGAGTGACCAAACACCTACCGAGCCCCTGCCGCGATGGTGGGGGCTTTGTCGTGCCGCGATGGCACCTATCACCGAGGGAGAACCCAATGCGCAAGACCGTCCAGACCGCTGAGGCCGCAAGTGCCGATGAGTCCGCGGAGCCGACTGAGGCCACCGAGACCACCGGGCAGACCAGTGGGGAGCCCGCGACGGGCGACGCCACCGACACGCTCGGAGACGCTGGCAAGAAGGCCCTAGCCGCCGAGCGCGCCGCACGCCGTGAGGCCGAGAAGCGCGCCGCCGACCTCGCAGCCCAGATCAAGGCCGCCGAGGATGCAGGCAAGACCGAGGCCCAGAAGCAGGCCGAGACCCTTGCCAGCCTCCAGGCCGACCTTGCCGCCATGCGGGCCGAGAAGGAGCGCGCCGAGGTCGCCGCGGCAACCGGTGTCCCCGTCAGCATCCTCGCAGGCCCCGGCGACGACCCCGCCGCCTGGGCCGAGCAGGTCAAGGCATGGGCGGCCGAGCAGGCCAAGCCCGCCGAGGACCCCGCCCAGCCGGTCGTCCGCCACCACGGCAACCCGCCCGGAGCAGGAGCCGCCTCCCTCGATGAGCAGATCGCCGCAGCCGAAGCGGCCGGGGACCGGACACTCACGGCCTCCCTGAAGGCCCTGAAGCTCGGCTCCCACTGATGAGCCATCACGAACGAAAGGAGCCATGATGCCCGGAATCACCGGCATGGCAACCACCTACAACTGCCCGAACTACGTCGGCGAGTTCTTCGCCGCCAGCCCTGAGGACACGCCGCTGCTGTCCTCGATCGGTGGCCTGACCGGCGGCGTCTCCGCTGGCAGCACTATCTTCTCCTGGTCCGGCTACGACCTGCGCGACGCGGACGACGGCCGTCAGCGCACTGAGGGTGCTACTGCCCCCGCCGCCGAGGGCCGCCAGCGCTTCGCCGACTACAACGTCGTCGAGATTCACCAGGAGAAGGTCAGCGTCTCCTACACCAAGCAGGGCGCGACCAAGCAGGTGACCCCGGCGACTGGTGCGAAGACCGTCACCATCGGTGACACTGTCCTGCCCGCCGACGAGCTGGCCTGGCAGATCGGCACCGCCATGAAGCAGATCGCCCGCGATGTCGAGAAGGGCTTCATCACTGGGACGTTCGCCAACCCGACGGACAACCAGACCGCCCGCAAGACCAAGGGCCTGATCGAGGCGATCAAGACCAACGTGGCGACCACCACCCACAAGGCCGCGGAGTTGACCGAGGCTGACGTCCTCGACCTGGTTGAGAAGGTGTGGACGAACGGGGGCCTCCAGGAGGGCGAGACCCGGACCATCATCGTCAACTCCAAGCTCAAGCGCGCCCTGACCAAGGTGTTCATCAAGGACGCCAAGTACCAGGAGGGCACCCGCAACGTCGGTGGCGTCAACCTCAAGACCCTGGAGACCGACTTCGGGACGATGAACATCATGCTCAGCCGCTACGTGCCGGCTACGAAGCTGATCGTGGCGTCCCTGGAGCAGTTGGCTCCGGTGTTCCTGGAGGTCCCCGGGAAGGGGCATTTCTTCGCGGAGCCGCTGGCGAAGACCGGTGCGTCGGATGACGTGCAGATCTACGGCGAGATCGGCCTGCGCTTCGGCAACGAGAAGGCGCACGGCTGCCTGACGGTGGCTGCTGGCTGACGTGGCATGGGGGCGCCCTGCGGTCTGTGGGGCGCCCCTGCCCGGCCCTGAGAGAGAAGGAATCATGAGGATCACTTGCTACAAGCACCCGTCGCTGTTGGTGACCACCCCGCACGTCGAGTTCGTGGATGGGGTGGCCGAGGTGGATGAGGCCACGATGCAGGCGCTTGCTCCGCTGCTGGAGGAGTGGGGTATCGACGCCGCCGATATTGGTGGGGAGCACGCCGAGACCAGCCCCGAGGACCCTGAGGCTCCCTCGGAGCCCACGGCCCCCGAGGAGACCGCCCCGCCCGAGGAGGAGTCCCCGAAGCGGGGCAAGAATGGCTGACGCTTTCGCCACGGTGGAGGACCTGGAGGCGCGCTGGCGTGGCCTGTCTGAGCAGGAGCGGAAGCGGGCCTCGGTCCTCCTGGAGGACGCGACGGACCTCATCAAATCGTCTGCGCCGCGCTGGCAGCACGCGTCTCTGGTGACGTTGAAGCGCATCGCCTGCGCGGTCGTGAAGCGTGCGCTCCAGGCCGAGCAGGGGGCGGCTGACGGGCTCCCCGAGCCACGGGGCCTCCTATCGTCGGAGATGCACACGACGGGGCCGTTCACCGACCAGTACGCCTACGCGAACCCTGAGGGCGATTTGTTTCTGCGGGCGGCTGAGTTGAAGCAACTGGGGGGCCGCCGTAGCGCGGCGTTCGAGGTGGACTTGCTGGCCCCGGTGGTGGCCCCGTGATCGCCGCCGGCCTGGTCGCCGTGACGAGGCTCAGGGCGGGTGACGGTGGGCGCGACCAGTACGGTGAGGCTGTCCCCGGACCGGTCGTGGAGACGCCCCTGCCGCCCGCCCTGCTCAACCCTGGCGGCACGTCGGAGCCTGTCGCTGCGGGCTCTCTCCCGGTCGTCAGCCAGCCGACCCTGTACTGGCGCGGCCAGCACCCGGACATCTGCTCATCGGACCTCCTGCGCATCGCAGGCGTCACGTACAGGGTCGAGGGTGCCCCGGCGCGCTGGCCCAAGGGCTCCGTGGTGACGCTCCACGCCGCCACCGACCCGAAGACGACGGGGGGTGCCTGATGGGGAAGATCAAGTTCAGGCTCAACGGGCCCGGCGTCGCCCAGATGCTCCAGTCCCGTGAGGCGCAGGAAGCCGTCAAAGGGGCCGCGAAGGGGCTCGCTGAGCGGGCCGGGGAGGGCTTCAAGGTGCACTCCTCGACGACATCGCGTGCCCGAGCCTACGTGCGTGCCGGCACCCGTGAGGCGGGTCTGAGGCAGGCCCGCAAGCACGTCTTGGAGCGCGTCTACGGCGGGGGGAGCGGCTGATGGCTGGCACATCCCGGGACACGAAGGCCCTGGTGATGGCGGCCCTCGCGGCGGCCCTGCCGGGCGTGCAGGTCGTGTCCAGCGTCCCCTACGCGAACGGGGATCCGCCGGAGCCGCTGGTGCTGGTGCTCGCTACGGGCGGCCAGGGCCAGCACCAGCGGGTCCTGAGTACCGGTCAGGTCACCATCGACAGTTTCGCTCCCACTACGGGCCAGGCAATGAGCCTGGCCCTTCGTGTTGACGCAGCGATCAACGCCCTCGTGGCCGGTCACGACCACCCGGTCACCAAGGTCACGGGGAACGCCCCAGCAGAGTCGCCCGACCCGACTATCACGGCCGCCCGAGCGACGGCCACCTACCAGATCACCACACGGAATCCGTAAGGAGAACCAATGACTACCAATGCCGACAACGTACTCGGCTTCGGGTCTGACGACG